CGTAAAGTTTTTGGGTCAGTAGAGCAAGAAGCACTAGAGGCATTTGCTGCTAAGAAAAAGTTAGAAGAGCAGAGATACGAACTTAAAACTTTCATACAGTTTTCTCATGGACACAAAGCTTGGGATGAGTTAATAGCAATGGAAGGTAAGATCAGAAAAGTTAGACAGGAACAGCTATATAAAAGACAAGAGTTTAAAGACAGGTGTATTGAAGGTGTGTTCATATTGTTTTTAATTTGTACAATTGTAGGTTTTGGTTGGCTTGTGTGGTATTTAAAATCAATTCAGGAGTAGTAGATGGA